CTGCACTAGCTGCTAAGAATCCATCAACAACTCGAGAATTTGCTTTTGTAAACTTTTCAACTTGATCTAGTTTGGTTACATCTATTTTAATAGGTGAAGAATTGTACACAGGTCCTAGCACTACTAAACTTGGATTGCTGCCGAATTCGCTGAAATCATTTTTCGGTTGTTGTAAACTATCATCCATTCCGAATTCAGGAAAATAAGCATGTCCTACAACCATTACTTGTGCTTTTGCAATACGTTTGCCTAGCTCGCTTTCTGCTCTAACATGATAGCAAGTTTGTGACTTAGGGTTAGGACAGAATGTATATACACCGTTCTTGAGTTCAGGCGGATTTAAAAATAGTCCGTCTGCGTACACATACCCTACAAAATCCTTTGGAGTAGCACGATCAAACAATGGATACAAACTGGCAAATTGTTTTGCAAATGCATCTCTTTGTTGCTTTTCTTCTGGAGTCTTAGGAGTACCACTCTTGTTAGCAATAAAGTCTTCTACATCTTTAGGACTTGTACTAGCAGCACCTCTGGACCATCCATTGTGTCCTGCTAAAACCAAAGGTCCGTTCTTTTCTGCTCGACCCCAATAAATCTGCGGATTACCGTCCCACTTCATGCGTATTGATTTAGAGCCTGAGTCTGAAGCTAATTCACGCAAATGTGTTATTGCCTCTAATGCACCTTCTGTACCATGTAAAAATACAAGATCTTCTAAGTGATTAAATGCTCTGCCAACCTTTGCTGCTTCCGTTACAGTTCTAAATTCTAAAAATCGCATTAATACATTCCTTTTCGAAAGTTTTCCATTTCGTCATTTAGGATTCTATTAATACATTCCATTTTTTCGTTATCTTGCATTAGTTCTTCAGGACGTTTTTTGATATTAAACTTCTGAATATAGTTTACAATGGCTTTTTCGACCACAGGAAGCATTTCTTTTTTGCTGTATTTTCCGCCATTTTTTACAGTTTCTTGAACCTTTAACAATGCAGGATACAAATTGCTTCTATAAAATCCCTGATCATTTTTCATGTAGATGCACAAGTCTTCTACCATGTCCCACGGTAGTGACTCGTTTACACTTACATCAGAAAAGTCGTTTATTTTTACCATTTTATACTGACTCCTTATAGGTGCTTAATTGTTCTACAAGGAAACCTTTATGTTTACCTCTACTAATATATTTACCCATGCTTCTCTTCCAGTGTAATGTATTGTAGTTCCAGTCTTTGTTTTTGCATAATTCTTTAAATTCTAATCCATTTACAGTATATTTTTCACCGGTGTCGGTAGTAATACAATATATATACTGTTTACTACGCATACGAGAACTTTTAGAACCGCCTTTAGCGTGCCACAATTTATCTTTACCTGTAAAATTTTTAGCATATCGCTGACCTGCTTTGCGTTGGTGTTCAATAAAGGCATCGTAGTCATATTCTTTTAAACCGTGTAAATAATGTTTTCCGCCGTATGCATTATTATATGACATAGGATCTTTGACTACATTTTCGTTTACTATTTCTTTTTCTAAATTCCATAATGCATCTGCACTATCTGCTGTTGCAATAATTTCTTTAGTAAAGTTTTCTACACCATATTTTTTGATAGCATTTTTAATACCTATACCACTACCCATATAAGAATCATTTACATTTTTAGTAGCATGTCTACCAATGTAATACTTTTCATTTATTTGATTAGTGATTTTATAGATAATATAATACATGTTACCAGGCCCTGCAACTCCAATAACGAGCCTTTGTTCTAGGTCCCGGATTATCGCAGTTGTGTCTTGCACGGAAACTGCGTCGACGTGCAGGATTTGACTTTTTAATCTTCATGTTAGGGTCGCCAAAGTTTACTTTGACTGTATTTCCACTGGGATTTTTTACATACACTTTGAACTTTTTAACATCACCACGCATAGGCTTACCTAGTGGAACTTTGCGCCCTTGATATTCTGCTTCATCTAATTCTTCGTCTTCGTTATACCACATAACTCCGTATTCTTCAAAGAAGTCATCACCGTCGTATGTTTCTTCAGAGACAACTTCGTCTAAATCTGAACTAATTTCGATATCAAAATCTTTAAATCCTTGTTCGAACATGTAGTTTGCTAAACGGTTAGCGTACTCGTCTGACTCGTCCTCGCTTAGTTGACGAGGAAGTTTTATTTCATATACAGTAGCACCTTGTGCAGTTTCGTATATGTGCTGGTTTGAAAAAACACTCTCGTCTAGTGGTTTAACAGATGTTTGTTTTTCCATTACAATTCTTACAAAGTGTGTCATAGTTACCTCAATGATTTAATAAAATGCTGTTTATAGTACCGTCTGTGTACGCTACCTGTGCTCTAACCCATACATAGTTTCCTGTAAAGTTATAAAGAAAACTACCGGTACTACCTGTACCTGTGTGTTGTGTTACTGAAAGAGAAAACCAATCACTTGCAGAAGGATTGGTTGCTAATGTTGCTTGTATAATTACTGAACCAGTAAATCCTGTAAGATTGTACTGTACAGTATGAAACCCGTCTGTGCGGCTATAATAACCATCACCTTTATAGGCAATGCCAGTGATAGTCTGGTTTGAACTATCACCCGGATGTGTGTTTTGTGGTAAAATTGTTTCGCTATATGTTGACATATAATTATTTATCTATTAAACAACACATACTAACTTATCAATTCTGCGTATCGCCTGACCTAACATTAGTTCTAACAATAACATGACTTTTTCGTCCTTAACATATATGTATTGACCGTTTGTCGATATATTATTTTCTATATTATAAAGCAAAATTGAGCCTGCTCGTACCTTATCTGGATTTTTTTCTATCCATATAGACACCTCGGGTTTTATTATTTTTCTATTAAATGTAACTTTATAAAGAAATTCAGGAGGATGTTTTACAATTATAATATTTTGTTCAGTTTCTAACAGTAATTTCATAGATTTCTTAGGTTCCCAAAATTCTGTAACTGAATTTATTTTCTTGGCAATCTTGAGCAAAACTGTTTTATCATTTGAAAAGATTGATAATGTATTATACTCGCATCTTATTAAATAATTTTTTTCGTTTTTTAAAATTTTATAAATTGATGACGCATCTAATAAATCTTCTGGCAATATACGTATATCATGTTTCCATCTAGATATTATAGGATTGGAAACTAAAGAATCTAATTTTGATTTAGCATAAGACAGCTTACCGCTTCTTTGCAACTCGGTACGGAAAATACCTGCAAGTGGTGTTGTAACACACAACTTATACAAGTATTTTCCATAATGTAGTTTGTTAGTCTCAAACAGTTTCAACGGTTTTTTGTTCTTCCTTTAAGACAATCTCATTGTCTACTACGTCTATATTTATTTTGCCACCATTCTTCAATGATCCAAATAACATAAGACGTGAAAGCGGACGTTTAATATCCTTGTCAATAACACGTTGCAACGGTCTAGCACCCATCTTAGGATCAAACCCTTTGTCTACAAGATAATCCAATGCCTCGTCGGTTACTGTAATTTTGATATTTTTTTCCGTAACTTGTGCTTTAAGATCAGTAAGGAACTTGCCAACAATTTTAAGCATAACAGGTTTACCAAGTTTCGAGAAGGTGATTGCAGCATCAAGTCTATTTCTAAATTCAGGACTGAAGAATTTTTTAAGTTCTTTATCTTCATAATCCTTTTCTAGAGTATCACCAAATCCAATGCTATTCTTTTCTGCTTCTTTAGCACCAAGATTTGTTGTAAGAATTAAAATACAGTTACGTGCATCTGCTTCTTTACCGTTGGATCCTGTAATTTTGCCATTGTCCATCAATTGAAGCAACACTGCACTTACGTCAGGGTGTGCTTTTTCAATTTCATCCAACAACAATACACAGTTTGGATTTTCTTGCAGCTTAACAATCAGCTGGCCTGCGTTATCTTCAAAGCCAACATATCCCGGAGGAGCACCAATTAGTTTTGCAACACTGTGCTTTTCTTGGTATTCACTCATGTCAAATCTTACAAGCTGAACTCCAAGGTGCTTTGCAAGTTGTCGTGCAGTTTCAGTTTTACCAGTACCCGTAGGACCCATAAACACAAAACTACCAATCGGCTTGTTTTCGTCTTTTAGACCTGCTTGTGCTACTAGAATTTTATCAACAATTGTTTCCAGTGCTTTGTCTTGACCGTACACACTTCCTTTTAAGTTAGTTTCTAGGCTAGCCAAATTGTCCGTTTCACGTTCTGCAACTTGCTCTTCAGGAATTTTTACAATCTTAGCAAGTTCACGTTGAATGTTTTCTGGTTTTACAACCAAGTTTTCATGCAAGTTCAGCACTTTGAATCGCGAACATGCTACATCGATCAAATCAATAGCTTTATCAGGCAGCTTTTTATCTGCTTGATACTTTACACTTAGTTTAACCGCAGTGTCGATTGCTTCGTCTGTGATTGTTACATTATGAAAATCTTCATAATACTTTTTAATACCGTGCAAAATTTCTACAGTTGTTTCTGGTGACGGTTCGTCAACTACAACACGCTGGAATCTGCGCATTAATGCACGATCTTTTTCAAAGTACTTGCGATATTCTTCCCAAGTGGTAGATGCAACTACTTTAATGTTACCCTTTGACAATGCAGGTTTAAGCATATTAGCAAGATCGTTTGCACTGTTGTTTCCACCGGCGCCAGCACCACTAATCATGTGAGCTTCGTCGATAAACATGATAGTCTTTCCTTTGTTTTGCAGTGCGGAAAGAACAAGTTTAAAACGCTCTTCGAAGTCTCCTCGATATTTTGAACCAGCAAGCATACTTCCGATGTCAAGTGAGTACACGCTGTATTCTTTTAAAAATTCAGGAACCTGATCGTTTACAATTCTCCAAGCAAGTCCTTCTGCAATAGCAGTTTTACCAACGCCTGGATCGCCTACCATGAGTACATTTGACTTTGTACGTCTGCCCAACGCAAGAGCAACTTGTTCAATTTCGTCATGACGCCCAATTACTGGATCAATTTTTCCTTGTTTAACATCGGAATTGAGATCTGTAGTAAATGCACGTAATGCCTTGTTTGCAATACCCACGTTTTCGGGCTGTTGTTCTTCAACTTCTTGTTCTTCAAGTTCGACATTGACATAAGAAACAAACTTGTCTTTGTTAATGTTAGCTTGTTGAGTAATAAAAAATGCGTAACTTCTCTTTTCAGAAAGTATGCTAATAAACACGTCAACTGTTTCGATTGTAGTTTTTCCAGCAAACAGGCATTGTGCAAATGCTCTATTAAGCACACGTTCTACAGTAGAAGTTTTCTTTGGTTTATATTTTTGCGATGTAGTTTTAATGTCATCGCACTTGGTTTTCAAGTAAGTTTCTAAGTTTTTCTTTACATATTCAGGATCTGCGCCAAACCCGGTAATTACAGTTGAAAATTGTTCTTCACACAGCATTGCAAACAACAAGTGTTCAAGGGTAACATATTCGTGTTGCAATTTCCTTGCATCATTAACTGCTTTATCAAAAACCAGCTGTAACTCTGGACTAGGTTCTACCATTTTTTTTCCTTTTTTCTATTTTCTTTTCAGCTAATTTTAACTTTAACTTACTTACTCTATCGATAAACTGTATTCCGTGTAGATGATCGTATTCATGCAAAAATATTCTAGCATCAATATCATCGAACTTTGTATCTACATGTATAACATTTTTAAAGTCATCTGTCAATGTATCAAATTCTACAATACAACTAATAGGACGTCTAACTTTTAACATTAATCCAGGGTGGCTTAAACACCCTTCAATTCCTTCTTCAATTTCTTTGCTAATTCCTGTAACAACAGGATTTATTACTACCAACGGTGATCCGTATGTTTTGTTTAACACAGGTTTCATTACAAATATTTGTGCATTTAACCCAACTTGATTAGCAGAAATACCTATACCACCTTCTTTATTCATAACATCTATCATGTCAAGTGCAAACGGAGCAGGATGTAATGACTCATAGTCGAACTTTTTAACTTGAGTTTCAAGCATTACATTAGGTGATTTTACTAATTGCATCATTTAATTCTTTTACCTTTTCTAATATTTTTACATCATTTATTTTTGGTACGAAACCTTTAATAGTTACATATAAATTGCCTGTAGTATTACTTTTATTATCTATTAAACCGTGACCTGAAATACTCAACGTTGTTCCAGGTTGAGTTCCTTTAACTATATTAACACTTAAATTATTTCCTGTCAACGTTTTAACTTCGATTTTAGTTCCTAACATCAAGTCAAACACATTAACTTTCTGTGTAATATATAAATGTTTGCCATCTCTATCAAATGTAAGATGCTTTGATATCTTTACAATTACAATAAGGTCTCCTCTAGGAAGTTGAGATATTTTGTTATCTCCAAGACCTTTAAATCTAATACCTTCGCCGTTTTCTACCCCGGCATGAATTCTTATAGTAGCAGTTGTACTTTGTCCGTTGAACAATCCGTAGTTTAATATTAAATCTTTTCCGGTTAATACGTCTTCTAACGTAATTGTTACTGCTAATTTTATATCTTTATTTTTAGAAAATGCTCCGAAGCTGTTGAATACATCTTCGAAATTTGTAAATTTAAAGTCAAATGATGATGTTGGAGTATCGTACTGCGATCGTTTCGCAGGATCTTTTAATGTTTCATATGCTTCGTTTATTTCGGCAAATTTTACAGAATCACCACCACGGTCTGGATGATGTTCCATTGCAAGTTTACGATATGCTTTTTTTATGTCTTCTTGTGAAGATTGTCTAGTGACACCTAGAATAGAATAATAGTCCATACTTTTACTTATCGTATGGACTATTATAAGAAATTACTATTGATTATTCGTTTGAGCTGGTGCTTGTGTAAGCCTGTGCACCATAGAATGCTGCAACAATTGCTGCTACTGATACAAAGTATGTTGGAGCCATGTCACCTAGTATGCCAGGTGCTGCTTCTAAGCCTAACCAACTTGCTATAACAACTGCAAATGGATATAGTAGCATACCAAACAGTGCAAACCATGCCATGTTACGTTGTGCATCTTCTCGCTTGTCTTGATTGTCGATTTTTATCATCTTTTCTTGTGCTGCGATTTCTTCATCTGTAACCACACCATCGCCGTCTACATCAAATGATTCGTACTTTGATCCTGACTCTAATGTCTTTGGTCTTCTTGCCATTTGTTATCTCCCTCAAGTTTGGCTATACGAGCTTCTAACTCGTCAATTTTTTTTGTTACGTGTGGATATTTTGTACGCCATGCATCAGTTGGTTGTTCAAACCAAGATAGCCCCCAACGGTGTACAAGATAATCAAGGATTTGGTCTAGTTTTGCATAAGCCCAAAGCCCTGCACGAGTGTCTTTAAAATATGCTAGAAATGCAGCACCAACTAATGATCCTAGTATTGCTGTATATATCCAGAGTGTATCTCCAAATATTCTATCTATCATTTCTAGCATATTTTGACTCCCTATAACAAGTAGTAAATTATTTAGTTAAACAACCCTAATACTCCTCTAGGAGGTTCTGGTTGTTTAACTGTAGTTTCTTGTGCATTTTCTAGTGCAACTTCAGCTTGCTTGTAGTAATTTTCGTATGCAATGATAATAGCTTGTTGCTGTTGCACCAATGCTCTTATATCACTGAAGTTTAGTCCTAGATTTTCATAACCTTCGCCGGTTAATACAAACATAGCAAGTGGTTTGCCGCCTGCGGTTAGTTCTGCTAGTTTAGCATCAAGGTTATCTTTGTTGATAATAACCCAATTTACCTGGCGCAGACGCAGCTCATCCACAGGTGGTAATGTTAGTTCGGGCTTGTCAATTGGCTTTGCACTAACTTCAATTACCTGGGGCTGTGGGCTGCACGCCATTAGAGCTGCTACCAGGCCAAAGCCAAGGACACTCTTTGTTAAAACTTTCGCCATCTTTTGCATTTATTTCGCTTTCTGTTAACGGTGATCCAGATAGGATCTCAAAACATCTACCTGCGTTTACGGTGCCTCGGTTGACTGCACGTTCAATTGATGTTGGTTTTTCGGCTGCTAATAAACTTAGATCAATGTCTGCAAGTTTATTAGCTAGCCTGCTGTTTTCTCTGCGTATATCCGCATATTCTTTGTTTATACGATTAAGTTCAGTTTGTTGAGAAGCAAAGTCTGCTTGCATTTGATCAATAGCTGCTTCATTTAACGCAACTGCGGTTTCTAATTTAGCATTATTTTCTTGTAATATAGCCATGCGCTCTTGAGTATCGTTATAATACCAATAGCCAATTCCACCCATGACTACAATTACCACTGCAAGCATCCCTGCTAGTTTCATTTGTCGCTTGCTCCAAAGAAGAAGTTAATAATAGTCGACACCGCTGTACCTAATAAGAATCCTAGGATAATATTAGCAAAGTTTACACCATCTGGCGGCAGTGGAAAGAAAGTTACGCAGAAGAAGTATACTACACTTACTACTGCCCAAAACCAAGCAAACCAATACGTAAAGTGGACTGCTAGTTTATCACCACGTCTAACCAATTCTTCGTGTACATCTCGTAAACTGTTGTCTATTGTGTTCATGTTATCATCTGTCATTATTAATCATCCAATAATTTAGCTAATGTCATTGGGCCAGCAATACCATCTGCTGTTAACCCGTTTTTAGCTTGCCATGCTTTAAGTGCTTTTTCGGTACCAGGACCAAATGCGCCATCAGCAGCAATACCAAGTGCAGCTTGCATCATTTTAACGCCGTCGCCCTTGGAACCTTTGCGTAATGTACCAATTTCGTTTACATTTACGTCATCGTTATCATCGTTGTCTTCGACAACTTTAAGTGTTACTGGATTACCTAGTACAGACATTGCTTTGCTGTAACGTGCTTGGCGATCAGCAAGACCAATGTTTCCGCCATTGATGATTTTAGTCATTTTAGTAACATCATCAGTATCAGCAATCGAGTTTAGTTTTTTATTGTTCCAGAACCACGCTGCTGATTCAATAGCACCTTTTTCTGTTGCTACATATACTGCTGCCTGTTCTGCTGTCATGTTAACACTTTTACCAAAGTTGGTGTAGTTCTCACGACCAGTAAGTTGCTTTAGACCACGACCACGGAATAACCAACCATCACCAGCTTTGGTGTTGCCCATTTTAGAACTACGGAATTCGTCTTGGTATACATAGTTTGCAATCTTTTCTGGATTGCGAGCATACTCAGCAGCATTACGCTTTGGCGCTGGACCAAAGTAACGACCAAATACAGCAAGCAATGACTTCTCACTATAGTTCAAGTTTTCTTCTAGTGAGTTAAAGTTGTTTGATTCGTGAGCACACTGACTGACGAAGTGTGCTACACGTCTTGGTGTAGTAATACCATACTTTGGTAATATTTCGCAGATTGCTTCATACCAAAATTCTACTCTTTTATTTCCCGGAATTAATTCCGCTAAATGTTCTTTCTTGAAATCAAAATCAAATTTCATTATATTATATCCTTTATTTTTGAATTGCATTTTTCGCACCTACAATGATCGCATATTTTCATTGAACTGGGCGGTTTGTCGTAATTTTGTAAATCTTCGTATTCAGGACGACCACAGTGTGAGGGTCGTCCACAGTTTTGACAATATTGTATGTTAGATTCTCTCAACAACAAGCATATGTCCTTTATTTTCTAACGTTAGAGTTCTATTACCAAATTTGGTAATATTATAATCTCCAATATACTTAGTTAAAAAAAGAATTTCGGCATAGTCATTCATATTGATTTTATCTTTGATGCTTTCTAGAACTTGTGTAGAAGTACCAAAGTTTTTTATTTTAAATTCAACTGGGTCTGCGTATGCTTTTTTAATTATTAAATCTTCTTCTGCTGTAAGATTGATTTCTTCTAAATAACTTTTATTAAAAAAGTTTTTAAAATTGTTCATATTTGACTCGTTTACTAAAATATCATATGTATCTGTATCTAAAGGAATAGTTTCAGACAATGAGTTCAATGACAATGGAATGCTTTGAAAGCCTTTGTAATATCTAAATCTAAAATCGTTTATGCCTGTTAAATTGCTAACACCATCTATTAATTCGACGATCTGAGATGGAACATCTTCGTTTCTTTCCATCTCAACAAATACTTTAAAAGATCCGTCGCTTTGTTCGCTGCTAGTAGCATCAGCATCTAGTACAAAACTATAACCCTTTTCTATAAAATCTACTAGATCCTTGGCAGGGTCGTGTTCGTTAACTGTAAAACATAGTGTAACAATTTCAGCATCGCTGCCCATCTTACTTTTATAAGAGTCAATTTCGATAATTTTGTATACTAGATCACGAAGGTCGTTTTCTCTTAGTCCCATTATACTTCAACGCCTCCTTCTACTGGAGGTTGAACAGCTTGTTCTACAGGTGCTGTTCCTTGTTCAATTTCTTTAACATCTAAGTTGTCTAATTCTGCACTGTATAAATCTGCTAATAGTTTTTTAGGCATACGTACTTCTACTATCCATATTGGATGTCTGTCTAGTTTGCCTTTTTTAGTTCCTGGACGGTAGTCCTCTTGGTCTAAAATTTGTCTTGGTTTCAAAAAGTGTCCTTTGGTATAGCTTATTTTGCAATCATAATCCAACAATCGTTTGCCGCCCATTGGATCTGGCATGTTTTCGTATGGCCAAAAGAACTTAGCACTTACCCAATGTCTTTCGATAATTGGACCTTCTGCAAGTTCACCAGTTTCCCAGTTTTTATAAA